AGAGGACCGCTTATGAAACCGAGAACGGGCACAAAAAACATTTTCAATTCAATGCTTGAATATATTGAAGCCGCATCAAAGCCCGCGATCAAAACGGGCTGGCTTTCAAGTGAAAAAGAGGATTCAAGCTGGACGGGCTCCCGCGACATGGACCACGCCTTAGAGCTGGCCCGCGACGGCTGGCCTGAAGGCCTTGAAATGATCCAAAAAGCGCTGGATGAGATCAACGCGGAGCCGCATGTTGAGCCTGCCCCGGTTTTCGACGTTACGGGCGAAGCTTTCAACCTTGATGCGGTATTGCAGGGACAGCCAGAAAACATGATGTTTTTTATGGATCAAGAATCCAATAAGCCGCGGGTCATCTCAATAGCTTTCAATTTCACTACCGGGGCTCATACCAGCGCCGAAGATATTATGAAACGCGGCGCCGCGATAGCTTCGGCCGTCAATGATATAGAAGCCGCCGGAATACGCGTTGAATTGTTTGCCTATAAAAAAAGCAAGCGCGGCCATTATAAGACAATCGGCATGATCAAAATCAAGGATGCCGATCAGCCCCTTGAATTAGAGCGCTTATGTTTTGCGGCGGCTCATCCTGCAATGCTCCGGCGCTTATGGTTTCGAGTCGCGGAGCAATATTCAGACAAGGAATTTTCAAAGCGCTTCGGCTCGACCTACGGAACGCCTGCGGACCTCGACGAAAAAGAGCCCGCGCAATTAGGCCTTGAAAACTGCATCAATATTCAATACGCGGACAAAACGCCGGAGCGCGTCAAGGCCACGGTCAAACGTCAATTGGATTCCATCTTAAATAATCAATAAAACGGGCCTGAAAAGGCCTTTTCTCCCAATCTTAAAAAGGATCAAGCTTATGAATAAAACAGCCGCCATCGCGATTATAAACAGCTTAACAAGCCCTCAATACCATATCCCTGAAAACTATAATTTTGACCATGTTTCAACGGCTTCAGACATAGCCATGGGAAAAGCAATTTCAGACATGAAACCAATTGTTTTTGAAGCTTCAACCATCTTGATTCATGAGCTTGACAAGGTGCCCGCGAGCGCGGAGCCAAGCCAAGAGCCCACGCCGGAGCCCGCACCTGAAAAAGACGCGGAAAAACCGGGTGGCGGGGACATGCCCGAGGGGATGCAAGACGCTATCGACAAGGTTAATTCTCTTGAGCATGTCACCTGTGAGCGATGCGGCCGCTGGTTATGGGCCGAGGTTTCAAAACCGTCTGATATTCTGAGCGCCGCCATGAAAAAGATCGGCTTCAAATTCGCGAAGAAAAAAGAAAAGTGGTTCTGGAAGCCCGCCGGGGACAAGGGCAAGCGTTACCGCGGCCGTGCTAGCATGCCGTCGATTCGCTCAAGGTACGGTTCCGAAGAGGTCGCATAATGGTAGTCAGAAGAAACACGATGGCGCCGGATGCGGCGCATGCCATCCTCGGCACCACGCCGGGGATGTCTGAGGAAGACATTGAAAACGCCTATTTGACAAGGTGCGGGGTGGAGCTGGACGGCGAAGCCCGCGGGAAGTTCGGTGAGCCCACAAAAAAGCTCGTCGATGGGTATCAGGATTTGCTTGAGTACGCTTTCAGCATCCTAGTTGAAAAGCCGAAACTCTTATCCTAGTCACCGCCTGCCAGCATAGGGCTGGCGGGCATTTTATAACCATAAAAAAGAGGTAGCTTATGGCTAAAAAAGAAGTTCAAGCAAAATACCCTAATGCTTATTGCAAACAGGGTGACGGAGAGGGGGATTCATTCCAAATCTATACGCAGAATGACAACAAGCCCGTAGGTTGGGGCTGGTCAGCTCAAGCCGCGTGGCATGATGCTCATAGAAAAGTGATAAACGGAAAAAGGGAAGAAAAGCGCAAGGCATTGGCCGCTGAGCTGAAAAACAGCCGGGAAATGATCGGTAATAATATCGATTTTAGAGCCCGCCTGCACCAGCTCGCCTTGCTTTTCGATCTTAATGCAAAAGACAAAGAGCTTTTGAAAGAAACCCTGATTTTATTTGCAACAACCATAAACAAGTGAGGTAGCTATGGAAAATTTAAAAAGAATAGCCGAGGCAATGGAGCTTGAGCTTAGAAAAGGCGGGCAAGGGTATGTGATTTATAACCGTAACCATGTGCGGATTGATAACGTGGGCTCGCTTGAAAGCGTGGCTGTTAGATTAGCGCACTATGTTTCAATCAGGCAAAGCAACCACAACGCTTATAAAGCTATTTTCAGACAGGGGAGAATATGAATCAAAAACAAATCGAAGAGATCATGAAAAGTCAGACCGTGCTAGCACACTTAACCGAGGGCATGGAAACCGTGGATGACCGCCGCTTCTACGCGGACGGCTTCATGCCGCTAAACGTCGAAACTATCGGCGGCGTGGACTTCAATGGAATCCCGGCCCGCATGGTTTCGGTATGCCAGTACGGGGAGCAGAGCGGGGATTTGATGCGCGATCCAGAGGTGGTTTTCATCGATCTGGGTGACAAACTGGCCGCGGCCGGAACTCCGGGGTTTCCCGGCATCAAAATGAGGTTTTTGCCTGCCAGTTTCCGCAATGATTACGCGGGATATAACGACGAAGTGATTAGATTCAACCCGGATGACGGGGATTTTGAGTTTGATGCTGAAAAAGTCGTGGAATTAATAAAATTCGTGAATATGTGGATGCAGAACCTAGTTGAGCAGGGTTTTGTGTCTGAAATCATGATGGCTGAAGCCGTCGGAACTTGCTGAAAGGAGAGCTTATGAAAAAACTTAAATCTTACAATGTCAGATCAAATCTTTCGGTTCATGAGCATGGGCTGATAAAGCGGGATCAGCTAGTGCCTTTTTTGATCGGTGCGGCAAATGAGGTCCGCTATCGGACAGGGCTTGATCCGAACAAAGAGATGGTTAGTTATTGGATGGGGCAAGCTGACGGTCTTGAGCAACTTGCGGCTGAAATAAATTCACTTATTCAAGAATAAAAGGAGAGCTTATGACAAACGAACAACTAATCAAAGACCTTAATGACCGCATTGACAATCAATTGATTTGTCGGAAGGAAGTCATGGGAACGGTTCAGAGAATAGTTGAGCGCATCCACATGGATGCTCATCAAGATTTTGGAATATGGCAGGGCCGTTGCGATATGGATGATCTTGAAGCGCTTTTAAGCCATGCCCGTCGAGTCGCCAAAATGGACACGATGATTCACGTTCTTAAATCAGTCGAAATCACAATAAAGGAGAGCTTATGAAAAAACCATGGGATTGCCCGCGATGCGGGATTAAAACAACCGATTACCCAGCTATTTCACGCGCTGATAATGAAACCGAGGTTTGCAGTCAATGCGGAACCGAAGAAGCTCTGATTCAAACGCTGGGAATGAGTGAGATGGGAAGCCGCAGAATGGCGAACCAGATCAGAACTGCAACTGAAAAACTCAAGGAATTAGCCTGAGTGCAGGGGCCCCGGTGCTAGCATACTGGCCGGGGCCTTCTTCGCAACAAAACAAATAAACGAGGTAGCTTATTTGTCAACAACGATCCTAACAGAAAGGAATCACTATGCCAGAAGAAAAAGAAAGAATTTTAGAAATGAAACGAAAAGGGGAGCTTGTCGCGGAGCTTCTTGGCATGCCCCTGTGTGCTTTTGACCCTGCTTATCTTTTTGGGAATTGGGCTTGGGGGACTTCCGGGGGTGTTCATATCCCGGCATGCGCGGTGGATCTAATTTGTAAACTTCATAAGGAGAAAAATAATGCCTGAAAAAAAGCCAAAGAAAACCGGGGGCCGGGGACGGCCTGCCACGGGTCAAACGAATTTTATTACCGTCAACATGCTAGCTGAGGTCAGAGAGCTGGCGAGGCGCTATCTGATCCGGCATGAGCTGGACACGGGGGAGCGGATCGCTATGAGTCAGTATGTTTCGGACGCCGTGATGGATAAGTTGCAACGCGACAGAGCGGAGGCCTGATGGAAATTAAATTAACTGAAATTGAATACGCTGTTTTATCAAAAATACTTTTTGAGCAATACAGCGACTCAAGGGCATTGATTAAAAAACCTGACAGCTATTTGGCGCGGAAACATAAAGTGGAAAATGATGGGAATGTTTTTCACAACATTAGAAAACCACTTAATGACAAAATTGAAACTATTTCTTCAATAATTATGAAATTAAGACCAAAGGAGGCCTGATGAAACATAAAAAAGAATCTTTTGAATGGAACGGGGAAAGGAGCAGGGAAGAATCAGGATGGACTTGGTTCTGCACTTGTGGACACTCGGAATCTGCTTCTACAAAAGCAGAAGCGCAAAGAGAATGGGTGTTACACAAACAAACCGCTGATATGAATTAAAATAAGGAGAATTTATGGAAATAAAGGAAAATGTGGTTTACACATCAAGCGATTTGCAAAAGATATTTCAAATCAGTTGGCGGCACTATCAAAAGATGCGAGCTGAGGGGAATTTGCCGAAATATATACCTACAAGCGGCAAGCTTCAGGCTCACCATCGGTATTTAGGGAAGCATATTCTTGAGTGGCTTGAAGAAAAAGCTTCCTAAAAAATACTTGTGTCTTTTTGTGTCTGATTAAATTATGCTATCAGCATCGCCTAGAATCGTTGCAAATGCTGGTGGGTCGGCTGGGACTCGAACCCAGGGCCACCTGATTAAAAGTCAGCGGTACTAGGCCTCAAACCCTTGCAATTGCGGGGGTTGTGAGATGCAGAATGAGCTGTGTCTTTTTCATGTCTTTTTCACTATAATGAGGTTTATGAGAAAACCAAAGAAAACATTTACGGATAAGAAGCGCGGCGTGATACGAGGCCGCTTCCATGAAGCCTTGTCAAAATCCGGGGAGCCGATCAAGCGGGATATTATCGGCGTTGAGGAATTGGAATGGGATCGCAAAGAAGACGGAAGCCGCAGAAGGCGGTCTGACTTTGAAAAAGCCGAGATCGTTGGGAACTTGTATGAGAAAATCCGCAAGGAATTAAAGCAGGGGGCCTCACGGGGGCCTGTCAAGGGTCCAAGCATGCTTTTCACGGAAGGCGTGCAGGAATGGCTCGACGAGCTGGGGGCTCTTAGGGAAGAAAAAACGATCAAGCATTATCTTGAGAGCTGTAATCAATTTACAGAGATCGTCAAAGATTTTAAGCTGAAAAACCCGCCTGATAAGCTTTCTAAAAAGTTCGTTCTTGGATTGAAAAAGCGTGGTGTTTCCGATGCCACCATTAACAGCCGCATCCGCGACGTTATGGCGTTTTTTAATTGGGCCGAAGAAGAAAAACTAAGTGAGCCTATTAAGTTAAAACAGCTCCGAAATACTGACAAGGATGTTGGTGTTTTTACAGAACAGAACATGATGGACATGCTAGCACGGATTGAAACTAATATTAAGAAAGCAACCAAGCGAGCTGATGTGGTTTCAGGAATTAATCAGCGCCGCGTTTGGTACATGCTTCGCCTCACGGCTATGCGGCCGGGAGAGGTGCGGGCTCTACCTTTAAAACTAATTAGAAACGATCAGCGGCATATTGAAATTAAAGACCAGATTGAGGTTGGTTTCCGGGTGAAATCTAGGAAGGAACAGATAGTCCCGATTATTCCGCAACTAGAAGACTTTTTGGATGAGGATTTGAAAAGCCGCGGAGATCGCGAGGTCTGGTACTGCGACAACGGAGAGGGCAAACCTCAATGGCGGGACGTGCAGGCGATGGGACGCACCTTTTCCAAGCATCTCAAGGCTTTGGGCGTCAGCGGTGTAAAGCCTCTGCACGGCTTCAGATCCACCGTGATTACAAACTTACTTGACCGCGGCGCAACCCCGCAGGAAGTGCAGGGATTGGCGCGGCATGAGAAGTTGGCAACGACCATGGGCTACTATAACCCACAGTCATTAAATGTTGCCAAGATGTTACAAGAAAAGATTTAACCTTCCGGCGGCTTTATGCCGCCTGTTCCTCTAAAGCCTCAATATCCACTAGCGCAGTATCAGCCTCTTCTTTGGCTGATTCCAATTTTTCTTCACAAATAATTCTCATTTTTATCTGCGATTCAGTTGGTTTTTTTTCGGCGAGAATCAAAAAATCACTAATAGGCTCCACGGAAATGCCATTTTTAGATAAAAAATCTACCGCCTTACAAATATCCCATTGGTCGCTATCAAAGCGAGCTGTAATTTTGACGGATTTATTTTCTTTATTAATGGCTCTTTTTAAAATCGTCACACCATCACGGGCCGTAATTTCGTCCAACTCATTTAAAAATAACTCATCTTGATATTTCCCCATATCTGATACGGAGTAATTTCTCTCTACTATTGTTCCAACTTTCATATTAATCCCCCAGATAGAGATTTACCAAGAAGACCGCGAACCCACCCAGAGTTTTTTACAAATTGGCATACTATTTTTTTAGAGTGGGTGTCTGCCATTGTTCCACGTTGATAATTATCCATTTATCCTTTCTTTGCCCCAATTCTTACTTGTTAGCAGGGATCATTTTGATATTAGTAAGTGCAGTTTTGGCAATTTGTAACGCCTCTGCCTGCAATTCAATTGTTTGTTTTTGAGACTCAACAAGAGCCTCTAAATCTGAAATTCGTTTTTTAAGAAAATCGACTTCAGATGCTTCCGTTTCACCAAGATCGCCATCATTTAACAGCTTAGTAAGAGCTGATATATATTTGGCGCTTGGCTTGTTTTTCCCCATTTCCCACCGATGAACAGCAGAATACGGGGCACCTATTTTGTCCGACACCTCTTGTATCGTTAGCCCCCTCTCCATGCGGGCCCGTCTTATTTCAGAGGGCTCCAAATTAATTCCTCAAATAAAAAGTTGACATTATGCCTAAGCACCTTTAGGCTGTATTAAGCATAAGATATTGCAAACAATCTTGCAAGGTTATAAATGAAGGAAGGAGTTAAACAATTACTTAGGGACAGCGGGATTCCGCTTCAGAACGTCGCTGACGAAATGGGGGTATCCCTTGCCACCGTAAGCCGTGCGCTTGATGATGACCTTATTCATAAGGTTCAATCCACAGCTATCGGTCTGGTAACAGATAGGAATATTTCTGTATTAAAAAAACTAGAAGAGCTGAAGAGTGAGTAACGCCGGATATATCCGTTTGCATAGAAAAATATGCGAAAACGACCTATGGAAAGCCGAATGTTTCACAAAGGGTCAGGCGTGGATCGATATTCTTCTGAATGCGAATTATGAGGATTCAATCGCCTATATCAACGGGAATGCCATTGAGGTTTCCCGCGGCGAATTGGCGTGGTCAAGGCTCACGATGGGGAAGCGTTGGGGGTGGTCCCGGGGGAAGGTAAATAGGTACTTAAAAACCCTCGAAAAAACGGGACAACTATCGGTACGCGACATGGGACAACTCACGACTGTCGTGAAGGTCTGCAAATACGACGATTACCAGCTATCCGTTGCAACGGGTGAGACAACGAGCGGTACAAAGGTAGGTGCACATCTAAAGAAAGAAAGAAAGAACTATATTTCATATAGTTCCATACTTAGTCACGAAATTCCTGAAAATTTAGAAAAATTATCCGGGTTTTTAGACCTCTGGCATGAATGGGCGAAGCTTAAAGGTGATGTCTATCCTGCTAGTAAAAAATGGAAGGATGAAAAATATATCGGGCAAACGCTCGACACAATATCGAAAGCCCATAAAGAGAACATGGACGTTATCGGCGCTCTCAAAACTGCGATTGAACGGAGTTGGGTGGGCTTTCAGGCTAGCTATTTTAGGCCTTTAGAGGCGAATAAGAGCGATAATCGCCCAACATGGATGAAATCCAGCGCGGAAGTGATTGAAGCAAACCGTGCGCGACGTGAACGGAAAAACGAGGTAGATAATGACGGAACTGACAAGAGATCAAGCTATAAGCGTTTGCTTAGAGGCGATGGCGATCAATTTCAAAGAGGAACTGACGGACGAGCTGGAAGGGCTTTGGCAGGGGGCGCTGTCAACCCTGAGCCCGGAACAGCTTCAGCAAGGTCTTAAAAAAAGCATTGATAGGCTAAAAAAATTCCCAACGATTGCTCATTTTAAAGAGCTGGCCGTTGAGCGTTACACAGGCTCCAAGCGAGTCCCTGCACTACCGGGAGAAGAACCTAAGAAGAAATACAGCGAAACTTCAGCGATAGCACAGAAAAACATGAAACGCATCTTGGCGCTCTGGGCTGATGGGGCCGAGGTGCCGAGAGGTGCAATCAAACACACAGTTGAGGGCACAGATTCCAATGGTCAGCGATTTAAGATGACAAGAGATGCTTATGGACGGGATTGGGTATTTCTATTGGATCATCCAAGGGGGGGCCATGCAAGTTGAGGATTTAATTGAAGCACTCGACAAAAACACAAAAGCCGTCAAGGAGCTTTCTGTTTTGCTGGCACCAGAGCTGTCAGACACCGAGACGATCCGGCGAGTCAAAGCAGATCGTGAAGCGTTGAAATCCGATATTTTAGAGACTTTAAGGGATGACGGGCGTTAATGCGGATTGCGCCCCTCATGAAGAGGTTGATTGGTCCCGTAAAAACCTAATCAATGAAGGTTTACCCTCTTCAAAATCAGCCGGGGGCTCAGTCTCCCGGCACCACAATAAACGAGGTAGCACTATGAGATTAATTGATTGCTTGGCTCAAGACCAAGCGCAGATGAAGCTCCGAAAGAAGCGGACCTTATGGCAAAGGTTTAAGCAAAAAATTTGGGGGCGAACATGCTAGAAAAAAAGAAATGGGAGATTATTCAGCAAATGTCAAATTCGGAATATCGGCAATATCCTGCCATTTCCAAGAGTGATCTCGACAGAATCCACAAAAGCTTTCAGCATTTTGAAGCTCCCCCTTCAGAACCAACCAAGGCAATGGTTGAGGGCACCGCGTTTCACACCGCTGTCTTGGAACCTGATTTCTTCAGCCACAGGTATTTTGAAGAGCCGCATTGGATTAACAAAAGAACCAAAGCAGGCAAGGAAGAGATGACGGCCTACACCGCAAAGTATAGAGGCGCGACGATGTTGACGCAGAATCAGCTAGAGCGTATTGACGCCATGGAACAAGCCGTTAGGAAACACCCCAAGTCTGGGAATATTTTCTCCGGGGATGGCATGACTGAAGCCTCACTTTTCTGGGATGAGAAAGTGATCGCTGATGGATTCACCGCCTCAATCCCTTGTAAATGCCGCCCGGATTACATCTCTGAGGATCGAGAGGTTCTTGTTGATTTAAAATCCACTTCGGATGGTAGTAAAGAAAATTTCGCCAAGAGTATTGCCAACTTCCGTTACCACGTCCAAGCGGCTTGGTATCTGCGAGGTTGGGAGATGGTTTCAGGCGTCAGAGCTAAGTTTGTTTTTGTATGCGTTGATAGTCAGCCGCCGCACGCCGTTGCTTGTTACCACCTAGACGAAGGAAGTCTGGCTGAGGGTTTTATGCACTCACAGGCAGACCTCAGAAAATACGCAAAATATAGGAACGCCCCGATTGAAAATAACTTCAGCGGATACAGCCCAATTATTGAGGAAATTAGCCTGCCACGGTGGGCATTTAAGGAGATATAAAATGAGTAGAAAATACAAGAAAGGTACTTTGCTAAAAGTATCAGCGGAAGAACTAAAATCTTTATTACCAAACAACGCCAACCGACTTGCTGGTGTAGCTCAAGCAACGCAAAGAGGCCGTATCCGCAGGATTACGGAATCTATGAAAAAGTTTGGTTTTAAAAAAGCTTTTCCAATTGTCATCAACGATGATTTTGTTATCTGCGACGGGCATCACCGTGCAGAAGTCGCGTGTTTACTAGGGATAGAAGGTTACGTTCTGGTAGATCCTGAAGCGAAGGTTGAGGACTACGCTGAGATGAGCGCGGCAACGAATAGATGGTCAGTATCAGATTTTGTGAAAGCCCAAGTTAATAATAACAGTAAGGGCGCTCAGATTCTTGAGTACCTGATGAATAAATTTAAATTTAATCCTGTTTTGATATGCCGGATTGAGTTTGAGCGGAATCTCGCAATATCTACCATCATCGAAATGATTACCCAAGATCACTTACATTTTAAAAATGTAAATTTGATTGAAGAGCAATGCGAGCATATAGCTCAATGCCAAGATTTAATCCCGCCAAAGCAGGACAAGATTAAAATGGCAATTGCTCAAATGATGGAGCATGAGAATTATTCTAAAAAACGGATGCTTCAAAAGCTCAAGGAAAGAGGTGGCGAGATATATCCCAGCCATAACACCGGGAACTATATCGAACAGCTAGCACGGGTTTACAACATGAATTTTCGTTCAGGTAAAATAGCATTCTAAGGAGATAAAATGGAAAAAGCAGAACTCAAAAAGGATTTAGTTTTATTACAGCCTGAAATGGCTCCCCTTCTCCCGGCTCACATTAGCCCTCAGAAGGTTCAGCGAATCGTCTTAACCGAAGTGCAGAAAAACCCTGCAATTATGAAATGCTCCAAGGGCTCCATTCTTCAGAGCGTCATGGAAGCATGCAGTATGGGATTGGTCCCAAACAGTATTGAGGGCCTTGCCTACCTAGTTCCTTACGGGAATAAGTGCCAGCTCCAACCCGGATATAAGGGGTTGATGAAACTGGCGATGCAGAGCGGCCATTTTTCAAAGATTTGGAGCGTCCCTGTTTATGAAAATGACCATCATTTTAAGATTGTTGGTGGATCTGAAAACCCAAGGATAGAACACGTCCCAAATGTTGATGCTGTCGATCCCGGTAAGCTTGTTGGGTGTTATGCCTGCGCCAAAATCAAAGGCGAAGGTGATACTTACCATGAATATATGAGCCGAGCCAAAATCGACAAGATCAAGGCGCGATCCAAAAGCGGAAGCTCCGGGCCATGGAAGACAGACTATGAAGAGATGGCACGAAAGACGGTTCTGAGGCGCTTACTCAAGAACCTTCCCACAGGTAACGAGAAGCTGGAAACCGCAGTCAACAAGGCTGAAGCCGGGGGATCAGGATTCGCTTTTGATCTTGACAGCAAAGAGTGGGAATACGTTCACGGCACCGAGGCTGAAGAGGATAACAGCGCGGATGAATTGAACGAAAAGTTTTCGGGAAAAAATTCGGGCCCGGAAAAATTGGAAAAAGCCGAAAAAAGCCCCAACGAAAAAACGGGAAAATCAAATAATCAGATTCCTCTGATCATTGGTGATGGTTCAGATCAGGTGGCTAAAGATGTAACCGTTGAAGCCTAATGGAAGATAGCATGACGAAACTTAATGAGATATTTACTGAAATTATTCCTCAAGAACAAAGAGACTTTAGGAAATTTAAGTACGCAAAGAAAACAAAGCGGGCCAAGAGATCCAAGACTGAAATCACTCAGGAGATGATCGACGAGGCCAAAAAACGATACTACGAGTCTAAATAAATGATACTCCCTCAAGTCCAAAGGCACGCTCTCCTCTGCCTGCATGCTCGTTCCCGCAGGCATCCACAAGTACGCCTAACCGATAAGCTGAATTTTATAAGCGGTTCAATAGCGAAGGTGGCTTGAGGGGGATTCATGGCAACTCTACAAAAACAAAGAGCCCTAGAAAACGCCGCGTGGCGTCAGAGTACCGAGAAACTACACAAGAAAACTCTCAAAAATTCTCAGAATAAAATCGGATCAACGAACCAGAACAGCCGCAAGATCATGGGTGAGGCTGTCCGGGTTATTGCCGCAGAGATAAGGCTCAGGCGTAAAGCCATGGTCGGACTCCCGGCAAGATACTCTAGGTTCCTTGAAGAGCAAGGTGTGGACCCACAGACCGCGGCATATCTTACCATCAAGACGTGCCTTGATTTGTTGAGCTACGGATCTTTTGCAACCGAGTGTTATTACGATCAGCTCTGCCGCAAGGTGGCAAGCCACGTTGAAGATCACGCAAGGATGCTAGCATTCAGAAAAGCGGAGAAGAATCTGCTTTATGCCGCAAGAGAAATCACAAACCGACAGGCCAAAGGCCGCGGGCACAGACGCACAAAGCTTTTAAGAGCGGCAAAGGCTGGGGGTATTGAATGGGATTCATGGAATCTAAAAACCAAACAGGAGTTAGGTATATTCCTGCTCCATTGCATGCGTTTAAGGACAGGGCTAGTTGAGTTTCCCGCTTTAGGGGTGGGCAAACAGATGAGGAAATATGCACGCCTCACAGACTCCGCAATCTCATGGATGAAGGAGCTAATAGAGGAAGAATCTTTACGCTCGTCTCTCACCCCACCGACTTTAATCAAGCCCCGCAATTGGGAAGGCGTTTACCGCGGTGGATATTACACCGAAGCACTCCGCTTCCCTGCAATTAAGCTGAACGCAACCAAGTACCTCAAGGACGCCGACGCGATCCACCAACCGAAGGAATACCATTGCCTAAACACGCTTCAGAAAACCAAGTGGGCTTTGAATCAAGACCTTGCCGGAGTGATTGAAGAGTGCATGGAGCGTGACTTGAGGATTTCAGGGCTACCCGGATCAGAAGCTAAAGTCCCAGAGAGTCCTTTCACTCAGAGAATACCCAAAGAAGAGATGACTGAAGCACAGCGCGAAGTCCTGAAAGAGTATTCTTTGCTAGCCCGGAAGATCCGCGAACAGAATGCAACGGATCGGAGTCTCAGACTGCACCTCATTCAATGTATGCAGACTGCGAGAAGCTACCGTGACCGTGCTTTTTATTATGTTTATTACTCTGACTTCCGCGGGAGAAAATACCCTGCTTACAGCCCGCTCAGTCCACAAGGCCCAGACTTCTCAAGATCACTTCTAAAGTTCTGGAAAGGGATACCCATCACATCCAAGCCTGCCGAGATCATGTTGGCCTCACACGGCGCGGCCATGTATGGGAACGACAAGATTTCACTAGAAGAAAGGCACCTCTGGGTCAAAGAGATTGAGGATCATATCGTCAAGTGCGCGGAGACTCCGCTTGATTACGACTACTGGCAGGAAGCCGACAAACCATTTCAGTTTCTAGCCTTCTGTTTTGAGTGGTCGAACTACATCAAGGAAGGAAATAGTTTCTATTCACATCTCCCGGTGCAGATGGATGGCAGTAACAACGGGCTTCAGCATTTCAGCGCCTTGATGCTTGACCCAATCGGCGCCGAGCTGACCAACCTTACCCCGTCAGATCAACCACAGGATATTTATCAGGCGGTGGCGAATGAGTGCAAAGCCATGGTTCAGGAAGAAGCTCACCAAGGTAACAGCATCGCACGGGGATGGATGGATTGGGGGATAACGAGAAAGACCGTGAAGCGCTCCGTGATGATTATTCCATACGGCGGGACGCTCTCCGCAATGAGGCTCTACGTCAGCGATCAGATCCAAGAAGGACATGCCGCAGGCAAGGCAATACCGTGGGCTAACAAAGGTTTAAGGCCTACATGCTGGAAGGAATCCGGCTACCTTGCAGGCAAGATCATGAAGGCGATTGATAAAGTGATGAAGTGTGCGAATCAAACAATGGATTGGATTAGAGACGCCGCCCGCACTTACGCTGACGCAGGCCTTCCTCTTACATGGCAAACCCCATCAGGTTTCAGGGTGCTTCAGAACTACCTGAAGGTATCGGCCCGCCGCACAACGACGGTGCTTGATGGGACTTTTATTGCGATGCGTTTTCCAAATGAGACAGACAAAATCCACAAACAGCGTGCGGTCCAAGGCTCTAGCCCTAACTTTATCCACAGCCTAGACGCCAGCCATCTTACAGAGACGGTGCTAGCATGTGCAGATCAGGGCATCAAAGATCAGATGACGATCCACGATTGCTTCGCTGTCCATGCTTCCAACGCGCCACGCCTGAGCTACCAGCTCCGTAAACAATTCGTAGAACTCCACACCCCAGACCTCTTGGATAACTTCAAGCGCCAGCTTGAGAGGTACGGCCCTGCTCTCCCTGCCGCACCAACCAGAGGTGACCTAAATTTATCCGCAGTTTTAGAATCCAAGTATTTATTTAGCTAATCATGGAAGATAAAAAAGTAAAACTGACGGGTTTGTGGGAAAACACCACAACCAAAGGTGAAGTGTATTACAGCGGGAGCCTTGGCACCGCGAAGCTCCTAATTTTCAGGAACAGTTTCAAAGAAAAAGATAACGATCCAGACTTCAATCTTTTCTTGGCTCCAAAGGAAAAGAAGCCTGACGTACCACAGCCAGAGATCCGCAAAGAAGACGAGCCCTTCTAATGCGCCCCACCTACGAGACGCACAGCCATTGGCAGAATCAAGAGGCCGTGCGTCGTAGAATCTCCGAAAAATTTGGGGATGTTGACGCGTTTATGACGCCGAAATATTACCCATGGGATTACCTGTTTTTTGATGATCATGGACATGCTATCGCTTGCGGAGAATACAAGCGGCGGCATGTTTCCTATTCTCAGCTAGAAGAATGGGGCGGCTTCCGGCTGTCATATCATAAATACGAATCAGGTATTAGATTCTGCGACCACACAGGACTTTCCTTCTGGTTATACATTGAGCTGAACAGCGACATAGAAGACTCAACGGAGCTGTATCGATGCGTTTTCTCAAACCGAAATGAGCATGTCAGGATTGGGATCATCGGCAGATTTGACCGTAACGATCCGCAGGATAAAGAGCCTTGCGTGATTATCCCTATGACCAAGTTTAAAAGGATCGAATGAAGCCTCAATTCTATGACCCTAACAAGCAGAATAAGCTTGAGAGGGATTACGGGAACTATCTTCACCTTCTCAAGATGGCGGGGGAGATTCTTGATTACAGATATGAGCCCATGGGACTAAGGTTGGCGTTCAAAACTTTTTACAAGCCGGACTTTCTGGTAATTAAAAAAGAATGCTTTGAGATCCATGAGTGCAAGGGTTTCATGCGTGATGATGCCAACGTCAAACTCAAGGTAGCGGCTCAAGCATTTCCTTGGTTCAAGTTCTTTCTGGTCCGCAGAGCTGGGAAGGCATGGGATATTAAAGAGGTGCAGATTAGTGACTAAATTCTCTTATGGCCCGGATTGGAAAGAGCGCGAAGACACAAACCTGATTGTTATTCACAGCTCACTCACAAAACCTAATGATGATGACGGCGTTGAGTTCATGCGCTCCCTTCACATGCGTCAGGGATGCGTTGATGTTGGCTACCATTATGTGATTCGTAGAAACGGAATCATCGAGTTAGGCCGTCCGCTCCATGCGATAGGGAACCATTGCAAGGGGCGGGATCATGACAGCATCGGCATCTGTCTGATTGGCGGCGGGAACGTCAAAGGCGAAGCCAAATCCCCTGATTATACTGCCGTGCAGATTACCTCTTTGACGCATCTATGTTGCTACCTAGTCCGAGTTTATCCTGAAGCTGATGTCTGCGGACACAACCGCACCGACACCTCATCCTTGTGCCCTGTCTTTAACGTCGCAGATTGGTGGGCTGAAACCAGTTACAGCCTCAAGACTTTCAACTTAGAAAACCGTGCTAGCATGTTCCCACTCCTAACAGACACCAAAAAGAATGTTTAAAACCAAGAAGCTTCTTCCCGGCTTAGATTGGGGGATACAAGATCATTTAGTTGAGGAACTTGATCGGCTTTACCCGAACAAGTGCCCACAGATTGATGAAGATGACCGCGAAATCTGGTTTAAAGCGGGGCAGGCTTCGGTGGTTTGGAAGCTTAAACAAATGCAAAAGGAATAATTATGGCGGCAGTAACAACGGTTGCGGCAGTAGTCGGCGCATCGGCGGCTGTTTATGGGGCATATCAGGCTGAAGAAGGTCGAAAGGATGCCAAAGAAGCGGCTAAAGAACAAAAAGCGGCTCAACAAAAAGCGTTAGCCGAGCAAAAAGAGCAACAAGTTAAACAGGAAATGGAAGAAGATGTTGCTATGGCTAATGAAATGCAGGATGAAAGTGGCGGTCCTTCTCTCAAGACTGCGGCTCAAACCAAACGCTCCACACGGATGCGGCGTGACACGCTGACTCCGAAAGGCCTATCCATTCCGACAGGCCCAGCCAAATCAGGACTCAATATCGGATACGCTAGGACTTAATGGAAAAGAAAAGTCTCAGGGCACGTTACGAAAAGGGTGCCACAGCGCGAAACCCGTTTCTTGAACGGGCGAGGAAATGCTCGGAACTCACCATCCCGACCCTTTACCCACAAGAAGGATCTACCTCTGCAACCAACTTCAAGACTCCGTATCAGAGCCTTGGAGCTCGCGGCGTAAATCATCTTGCGGCAAAGCTATTGCTAACCCTGATGCCACCGAATGCCCCGTTCTTTAAGCTCATCATGGATGACACCGTGAAGGCCGAGCTAGCACGGGAAGCATCAAAGGGCCAGATTGACGAAGCAATGAGCCGAGCTGAACGTGCAGTCATGCGTGAGATTGAGACTTCTGCTATACGCATCCAAACCTTTGAGGCAATCAAGCACCTGATCGTTTCCGGCAACGCTCTTGTATGCTGGCCTGATCCGATTTATGGAAAGATGCGAGTCTATGGCTTAGATCGTTATGTCTGCTACCGAGATTTTGAAGGGAACCTTACAGAGCTGATTATCCGAGAAACCGTTTCCCCGCTGATGCTTCCAGAGCGGGCGAAGGGATTGGTGGACAGCAACCAAAGCGGTGAGCATGACCCTGATAAGGAACTCGACCTCTTTACATGTGTCATGAAAGACAACAAAGGTGCATGGCATGTTCATCAAGAGGTTGAAGATAAGGTCATACCCGGATCACAAGGACTGTATCCTGAAGGAAAGACCCTGCCATGGTTGCCATTAAAATTTGAATCAGTAGATGGTGAGGATTTTGGACGCGGCCATTGTGAAGCTTATTATGGCGATCTCAAAAGTTTAGAAACTCTTACCAAAGCCATCGTTGAGGGCTCTGCCGCGGCCGCAAAGGTTCTGTTCCTCGTCAACCCTAATGGCTTCACCAACGAGCTTGATCTTGCAGAAACACCTAACGGCGGGATCATTGCGGGCTCTGCAAATGATGTCAACGTCCTGCAAATGGAGAAGTTCAATGATTTCAGGATTGCAGAACAAACCATCGGCAAATTAAGTGAACGCCTGAGTTATTCCTTCCTTCTTAACAGCGCGATCCGCAGAGATGCAGAACGTGTCACGGCAGAAGAGATTCGATTCATGGCGCAGGAACTAGAGTCTAGTTTGGGCGGCGTGTTCAGCCTCTTGTCCACATCGTTTCAGCTTCCCATGGTCAAGATCATTCTTGAGAAACTAGAAACCAAGGGTGAGCTACCTGCAATGCCTGAAGAATCTGTCAGGCCTCAGATCGTCACAGGCCTTGAGGGGCTTGGTCGCTCTGATGACTTGAACCGATTGACTGAGTTCTTAAATGACATAGGGATGTTAGGACAGGCTCAAGGCGTGCAGGCTGAGATGAATATGGGTGAGATCATTAAACGTGTCGGCGCGGCACGCGGCATTGAGATGAACGGGCTTATTAAGACTGACGAACAGAAACAACAAGAAGCCCAGCAAGCAGAACAAAGAATGAAGCAGGAGAGATTCCATGAGCTTCTGAAGTCTGCTAGCCCGGAGATCATTAAACAATTCGGCCCGGACATGATGGGTGGTGGTGAACAGGGCCAAGCCCAACCACAGATGCCACCCCCGGAACAACTACCATCATAATCCGCTAAGTTTTTCAGAAAAATTTTATGCCTGACGTACAAACAACGGAAACCCCTGAGCCCCAATCTCAGGAATACATTGACCAAATGGTTGCAAAGGCTGACGCGGAAGAAGCCAAAGGTGAAGAACCGACTCTTGAAGCACCAGAGCCACAACGTCCTGAATGGTTGCCTGAGAAGTTTGGTTCTGCCGAAGATATGGCGAAGGCCTATTCAGAACTTGAGTCAAAGATGGGCTCACAGAATCAAGAGCCACAGTCAGACCCCCCAGAAACCCCCGCTGAAAACACTACTGAAGAACAGGCAAAGGGGATGCTTTCGGAACAGGGGCTTGACTATGCAAAATTTGAAAAGGAATTTACAGATAGTGGTGAGCTGTCACAGGATAGCTACCAAGAATTAGCTGACTCAGGACTCTCGCGGGAGTTTGTTGACAGCTACATCAAAGGTCAGCAATCGCTGGCCGAACAAAACCGTCAAACTGCTTACACAGAGGCAGGGGGTGAAGAACAGTTTCAGCAAATGATTAAATGGGCTGGTGATAACCTCTCCCAAGGTGAGATTGATGCTTACAATAATTCCCTCAGCGGAGACGCTGATAAGAACAAGTTCGCTATTCGATCCATGGTCGCTTTGTGGAAGCAAGAGACAGGTTTTGCCCCAAACTTAGTGCAGGGCAGACCGAATACTGCGTCTAATGGATTTAATTCATGGGCACAGGTTTCAGAAGCTATGCGCGATCCAAGGTATAGGAATGATCCTTCATACCGACAAAATATTGAACAACGAATGGCAGTCTCAGAGCTGGATTCGTAACCCCCCGGTAACTTTTCTCTTCTTTCAATCAGAAGCGCGGGCTGACCCTCTGCGGAGGATAATCTTCGTCGTTGCCAAGTGAGAATTGAAGCGGTTAGAAACCGTTTTTAAAACTCATTTCACAAAAAAATAATATGAGTGATGCAACTCCCTCTCGACTAGGGCAAGTTAATGGAGCCAATAGTGCTTTTGCCTTATTTCTCAAGGTCTTTAGTGGTGAAGTTCTTACCACGTTTGATGAATTAAACATCATGAAGTCTTTGCACATGACCCGGACTATTTCTTCTGGGAAATCTGCTCAGTTTCCTGTCATGGGAACAAGCACCGCGGCCTATCATACGCCCGGAGCATACATTGACGGCACCGCAATCAAGCACAATGAACAAGTCGTTGTAATCGACGGTTTACTCATTGCCAGCTCTTTCATTGCCAACATTGACGAGGCGATGAATCACTACGATGTCCGTGGTGAATATGCGAAACAACTCGGTCAGGCTCTTGCGAATCAGTTCGACAAGAATTGTCTGATTCAGATCATTAATGGCGCACGTCAGACAACCACTATTACTGGTGGGAAGCCTGCCGCGGCCAATGCTATCACGCTGGGGGCAAACGGTGATGACGATGACGGCGATAAGCTCGCAGATCATCTTTTCACAATGGCCCGCATGATGGATCAGAATGATGTTCCTCAAAGTGACCGTTATGTGGTATTTGACCCGATCCAATACTATGCCCTCGTATCGTCAACCAAGGCGATTAACAGGGATTGGGGTGGATCTGGAAGCTACGCAGATGGTGAAGTCCTTAGAGTTGCAGGAATTAATGTCCTCAGCTCCAATCATCTTCCTGCATTAGCGAATGTCACGTCACATCCGACGGGTATCATGCAGAATGATAACTCCTATATTGGGGATTTCCAAAAGACGTTGGCTGTTGGATTCCACCGCTCTGCTATCGGCACCGTTCAGTTAATGGGCCTGAAAGTTGAGAGCGAGTATGAAATTCAACGACAGGGTTATTTGACCGTGGCTAAATTTGCTCTTGGCACGAAATGGCTCCGGCCTGAGTCGTGTTACGAGATCAAATACACGTCCAATCAATCCGGCGCAAGACAGGCGTAAGCTCGTCTTAATCCTTGCGGGGGTCTTTCGGCCCCCGTTTCCCATCTCAATAGAATCTTATGGCTGTCACGGTAAGTAATCCGAAGCTGGAAGCAGTAAATGTGATGCTTTCGGTGATCGGGGAAGCCCCCGTCAACTCTCTTCGATCAGGTTTAGCAGACGCAGAAGCGGCTGAGAGGATCTTAGACCGAGTAAATAAAGAGGTTCAGACCGAAGGCTGGCATTTCAATACAAGGCGCAAGTATACGCTGACGCCAGATGCAGACAGCAAAATGGTTGTGCTTCCGAGCAATACTTTGAAGGTCGTGTGCGTTGACACATCGCGGGACTTCCCACTCGTTCAGCGCGGATACCGACTATATAATTTTGAAAAAGCTACCTACGAAATTAAAGACGATTACGATGAGGTCAAAGTTGATCTTGTTGAAGAACTTGATTTCAACGTCGATCAGGATGAGAAGAATGCCCTTCCTGAGTACGCCCGCAGATACATATCAATACGATCCTCTAGGGTCTTTGTGTCGCGCTATCTAGGAAGCGCAGAAATCTATGGTTTCTCTGAAAGGGACGAAGCCATGTCTCGTTCTGAGATGAAGCAGGCTGAAGCTCTGATTGGCCGCCACAATATATTTGACCACTACAAACGTGGTGAGAGCCATCTTTACGAATCTTACAATAGACTTATTTAATGGCATTTATCTCTGATTCGTTCCCCAACTTTGCAGACGGGGTGAGTCAGCAACCGATGGTTTTGCGACTCCCGACACAGGGAGATGAACAAGTCAACGGCCTTAGTGACCCCGCAGTAGGCTTGAGCAAAAGACCTTGTACGGAGCATCTAGCGAAGATCGGTGACATTTCTACAGAAAAATCTTACGGGACCACCATTACCCGATCCGCAACTGAGGCATTCTTCCTCCTTGTGCCTCCGAACACCGTGCCCATGTTACGCAATGCTAGCACGGGCGCGGCTGTTTCTGTCAACGTGACGGACCCGGATGATATTGCCTGCACCATTACCCGCTCTGGTTCTACTGCAACCGTTACTAAAAGCATTCACGGTCTGAGTAATGGCGATAAAGTTCAGGTCAACTCCGCAGAAGTCTCGACAGGAAGTAATTATTTTAATGGTGAGTTCACCGTTGCTAATTCTCAAACAAACACATTTGATTACGCTATGTCCGGCACTCCGGGCAGTAACGCGACAGGCTCCCCAACTTATGTGAAAGTCCACGTTCCCGGCACAACATTTACTGCTTCTAATAGCTCTGGATTGTTGATCACTTCAAACGGACACAATTTAAGTGATGGAGATATTATTAGAGTATATTCTTCAGATACTTTACCTACGGGGTTAAGTGCTAATACGAATTATTATGTACGAGACAAAACAACTAATACTTTTAAACTAGCTACATCTTCTGGAGGTACAGCAATATCATACACTAATGTTGGTTCAGGCGCTCACACATGGACGGGCCCTGATTACAACAACATTTGTGATTACGTCAAAATTGCAGATCCCCAGAGTAATCTAAGGACTGTCTCGATTGCGGATGAGACGTTCATTCTAAACAAGTCTCAGTCTGTCTCTAAAAGCTCTACAACGGTCACGAATCGCAATTACAAAGAAGCGCTTGTCTACGTCAAGGTCGGAGGCTTTGGCTCTACTTATAAAATCAAAGTCAATAACACAGAAAAGACTGTAAGCGTTGCAGACAGCGGCTCTACTGTTTCAGAAACCATTACTAAAACCTCAACGATCACCTCTGATCTAGTAAAGCAGTTAAATGGTGGGAGTTCGCCGACTTATTCAAGCGGGGTAGCCGAGTTCACGATGAACGGCGAGTCTTCCATCACAGTTACCCATGAGTCCGATCAGTCTGTCATCCATTTTAAAACAGCAAATCTGAATACCGATTTTACGATTGAAGCAAAAGACAGCCGCGACTTCGGGCACATGGTCGCATTTAAGGACACCACACCAGACTTCTCTAAACTCCCATCCAAAGGCCCATCAGCAATAAATGGCTTTGAGATCAAAGTCAGCGGAGATTTCAGCAAGAATCAGGATGATTATTATGTGCAGGCAGTCTTAAACAGTTCGACAAAGGAGGTGAGCTATACAGAAGTACCGAAAGACAACGAAATCCACGGCTTCGATGCTATCACTCTGCCAAGAAGATTGGTGCGGAACTCTGACGGTACTTACAGCTTAAAATTGACGAATTGGACTGCCCGCGCCGCCGGAGATGACGAAACGAATCCCTTTCCTCAGTTTGTTGGGAAGACGATCAGCGACCTTTTTTATCATCAAGGGCGTTTAGGAATGTTGAGCGGCGAAACTCTTCACATGAGCGAAACCAATCAATCCACCAATTTCTTCCTGCCGACAGTCCTTACCTCGCTAGACACACAGCCGATTGAGATCAGTAATGCCGGGACTGAGATTTCACTTCTGGAATTTGCGATTCCTTATAGTGAATCCCTGCTTCTGTTTTCCAAGCTTCAGCAAAATGTTCTTAGAGCAGACAACATCCTGACTTCTAAATCTGCGTCGATTAAGACGGCTACGACTTTTGAGGCCTCACTAAAAGCCAAGCCTTCCAGCTCAGGAAAGTTTGTTTTCTTTGCAGAGAAACGCGGGGCTCACACAGGCATCAGAGAATACTTCGTTGATTCAAGTACGAACACGATGGACGCCGCACAGATCACGATGCACGTTCCCAAGTATATCGACGGAGAAGCCACCCAACTGCTAGCATCGTCTAACGCTGATATGCTTCTGGTGCGAACCAACGACAGCGATTCTGAGGATACGATATTTGTCTATCGCTACACATGGTTAGGAACTAGCAAAGCACAGGCGTCATGGTCTAAATGGACATTTGACGGGAAGATCCGCGGGATGGGATTTCTTGAGACGGATCTGATCCTGATCATAGAGCGCACGCTAGGCGGCACAACCCGGAGCTACATCGAAAAGCTCAATCTTGGGAAAGACTCAGCCGCTTCCGAAACAGACATGCTCTCCCCGGTTCACTTGGATCGGCGGGTCAAGCTTACCAGCAATTCTGATTACAGTAATTTTGCGACAAGTTTCTACACAGATGCAGGATCAGCAAACGCAAACCTGATCTATATAGACAAGGCCGGAGACTCTAAAACTTCCGCTCAGGTTGGCGCTATGACCCTTTCCAGCTCCAATCCTATTTGGGCAGGGGTCGGGTACGAGTTCCTATACAGATTTTCGGAGCCCGTAGTGCGTATGAAAGAAGGTCAGGCCGCAACAACGGCAGGACGAATACAGCTTCGCACCATGTCGGTGAATTATGCCGACACAGGATTTTTTAAGATCCTCATCAAACCGCAGGGTTTTGACGTAACTGAAGGCGGTGTAACGATGCGGGACCAAAGCACTCATGTCTTTAACGGCCGTCTTGTAGGTAACAAATCTCTCAAAACTGACAAAACGCCGATTCTTTCCGGCACCTTCCGTTTCCCAATCTATTCCATATCCACAGGGGTCATTGTTGAGATCCGCACAACCGAATGGATGCCTTGCAGTTTCCAAGGTGGTGAATGGGAAGCACAATTCTATAAGCGAACAGGAAATATCTAATGTGCGGATACGCAGGAGCGATAGCAGGGGCGGCCGATGCCTACACCATGGGGGAAGAGGCAAGGCTACAAGGGCAATTAGCGCGTGACGAATTTGACATAGCACAAAAGAAAATCAACCTTGAGCGCGATCAGGCAGGCCGAGCAACAGCGAGAAATGCGGCAAAACTTCAGCTCAGGGAAGAGCAGGAACGGCAAGTCGCATCAAAAAAGAAACAAATTCTTCTCAAGAAACAGCTTCAGGAAGAAGCAACGGCCACGGTAACGGCAGAAGCCAAAGGTCTTGATGCCGGAAGCGCTAGCGTTGAGGCTTTTCAAAACCAGCTCACCCGAGAAAACCTGAATGCGATCCAGACGGTTGAGGATGACTTTCAATCATTAAGTGATCACATATCAATGATGTCCGCAGATAATTGGGAGAACTTAAAGCAAACTCGAAAAGCTCTTAACTACTCTCTGGACGCGGCAAGGGTCCGACGTGACGCCAAGACCCCGGATATGGGCTTGGTGAGTCTGGGCCAGTTCTCAGCAATGCTGAAAGGCTACGTCACCGACAAGCAACTTGGCGAACAGGGTGACGATACTTGGGGATTAGAGTCTTTATTCAGCGGTAAAACTGCGGCCTATCAAGGAATTAAAATACCAACTAAATCAACATCATAATGGCAGAAGAAAGCATTCCACAGTTTAGAAGCCCACTCCCCAACATTGGCGTCGGTTACAGCGGCGGCGGTGGTGGCGGTGGTATGCCACAGACCACGGTGGCAATGCAACAACTGAAAAAATACGTCAGCGACATTGGTGGAAGTATTGTTGCCAACCGCAAACTCAATATTGAGAAAGAGATCGCAGACGCCGAGATGAATGTTGCTCTTGGTATGGTGAAGCCGCCTACCGAAAGCATGCAGGAAAACCGCTTGGTCATGGATAAATACAATGCGGTCAGAGCCCGGAACTTTGGGATTGAGGATGCGGGTCTGCTTCTGGATCAGGCTGATACCATGGTCGCAGAGTCGATGGAAGGATTTGTCTTTGGGAGTGAAGATCAGGAATCGCCTGCGAAGAAGCTTGTTGATAAGTTAGAAGAATTTAATGCAGGGACCGCGTTACGCGAAGATCGTCAGGAACCCACTCTGCTTTTAAATAAGAACTACACGGAACAGATCCTCATGGCCCGTCAGAAGGTTGAGGGTGCGCTCCGTCAAGAGGTGCAAAAAGAGTCGATCCGACAGCGGACAGTTGTTGCAAAATCAGCGATCAAGAACAAACTTCAGGAACTAAACACTCTGCTTCAAACGCCACAATCTCCAACCTTTGAAGTCACGAAATCAATATCCCCGAATGATTTTAAAAGGATCTATAAGGAGCTAGCACCACAGTTTCCGCTTCTTGGCCCACAGGTTGAGGTCTTGGTTTACGATCAGGTGATTAGTGATTCTATAGAAACCATTCAAAACCCTGCCGCAAGTGACGCGGAAGCTGTCATGGCATACAAGATGGCTACGGCACTAGATCAACCCGGATATGCCAGAAACAACATGAGCCTTGCAGAGATTGTTCAAGGCCGTTCTAAGCTCACAGGGCCCTCTTCTGGTGTTACGAAAGCAAGGACTGCACTTGTTAAACGCAATGATGATGCACAGAAAAAGAGACGCGACCAGTTAGCAACCCACCTCCGGACGTTATCCAACTCTGATCTTGCAAAGCTGTCACGCGGGAATCTGGCTTTGATTATTAATGATGCCGGGATTGAGTCAGGCGAGGCTGGCACCATCATGAAGCGCTATGACGATGTGGCAGAAACAAACAGCAACAAGACTGATTTTGAAAGCGCTTGGAAGGTTACTAATAAATTAACTGACATAGATATTTTAAATATCGATCCGGGTGAAATGGCCGCAAGGATTGCAAAGCGATTTGACTTAGAAGCAGGCCAACAAAGCGATCTTGAGTCAATCCTTAGAGGTCGTAAAGAAAGACTTAAAGAAGCACAGGAAACGCTTTTAGAGGAAACGCACAAGAAAACTTACATCAATACATCCATCTTCACATCTGAAGCAGACATCAGGAACTTATTTGCAGAGGATCTGATCAATGAGGCTCAAAGAGATGGGCTGATTGCAAAGAATAATGCTTTCCAAGCAGAGCTTCAAAATATTGAGGACGAAGAAATTAAGACCATGTTCCAAAATGACATGGAGCGGATGGATCTTCCAATATCTCCAAAGCAAGCAGGGGAGTTTGAAAGTCTTTTACAGAAATACAGCGGTTATAAGGATTTACAAACCAGACTTAAAGAGCGCAAAAACGAACTAAAAGAATACTTTAAATTTGAGACTGAACTTGCAAAAGAAAAGACCAAGGCACAGGAAGAATATGAGCGCCTTCTTGAGAACCCGGAAGAGCTGAAAACTACACAAAACATAGCAAAAAATCCTATATTCCTGCGCACTCCTGAGCTGGCAGAGAAGCTGATTAATGCCAAAAACGCACTTAACAAACCATCAGCGGGGCTGAGTAAAATACAAAAAGAGAACAAGCGACAAGCAGAGCTATCGTTTGCCTCTCACTTAGCTTTCAAAAATCAAAAAAGTATTATTGAAAAAGAAGTTAATGAAGCAAATTACCCGGATTTATTTAAAGACGGAGCTGATCCTTCCTTAGTCACACGGTTGCAGGAACACAAAAACGGCTTAATTGAGTCGGGCAATCAAAGAAAACGTGATTCTGCTTCAAAGCTATCTTCGTTCTTGTTGCGAGAAGGCAACGCTAAATATCTGGCTTCAGTCGATTTAACCGAATACAAGGACAAATTTGAATTTTCCACAGATTTATATGATTTGTTGGTAATTCAGCAAAAGGTAATTGGTGAAAAACTTAAAGATCCCCGCTTTGCACAGCTTCTTTACTACGAACAAGACGATAATATCCTAAAATTTAATTCAAAGAAACTCACAAAAAAGGACAAAGCGCTTGACCCTGAAGACTTAATAAAACTTGAAGGTGATAAGAATAGGAAAATTGAAGAAAACAGGACTGAAGAGCGCAAATACAACTTTGGACTTTGGTACGACGATCCTGATCTCATAAATAAAAGCAATGTTAATATTAAAAGCTTAACAGGTGACAAGACGGAGCTGACCGGGAAGCTGATTGCCAAGCGCGATGAGTTAATCTTTAACCAAAATGCTTCTAAGGAAGAAAAGGGTTTTGTCAGTAAAGTTGAAGATTACTTGTTTGATAAGACGCGCTTTAAAGGGATGACTCCTGCTCAAGCCAAAGCCGCGCTTGAATGGAAAGGGGATGAGCCTCTTACAGCGCATGCTAATTCCCGCAGAAACGCCGCAATAACGGCCTACCGTGATTTTGTAGAATTGACGAATAAGTCAGGTTCCAGCCAAGAAGAAAATACCGCGAATATCTATGTCAGTCAGACGCTTCGTGAGGTGGATTTTGATGCGTCAAAATTGTTTACCCACATAGATGAATTAGCGGCAAAGCCTGAAGGCGAAGGCATTAGCAATACGACTTACAGAAACCTAAGAGATGATATTCAGGAAGCAATCAAAGCAAGGCAAACCGACTTTGGATTATGGGAGAGTTCTACTGCCGAAATGTTTAACGAATATATCAGAATCCCACGTCCTGATAGTCCAATCTGGCAAACAATACTTGATTCCCCCACGTCCTTACGACTCCGTAGAACTAGGGCCGATCTTAGGAGGGAGTTTAGGACGTTTTTACAAGGTGTCTATGACACTAACAAAGATCAGGATTGGGGCCGTCGAGAGATTCAGGAAGCTTCTAAGACAGAGCTGGAACGGCTAGAGCAAAAGCTTACAAAGCTTATCCCTGACATGGAGCAAACTGTTTTACAGCGATTAAAAAACATAAATACAGAAAACCCTGATGGGAATGCAACGCCAAATAAAGTTTTAGAGTTGATGGGAAGCATTAAAGCAAGTGACAACGCATCTCAAAGTGACAACGCATCTGAAACCCAAGAAGAACCTGAGTAATAATGGATATATCAAGCCTTACTGAAGCAGATCAACATCTCATGCTTTCTTACCTTGGAGTCACCAAGGATGAGATGGATGTCATGGGAGAAGAAGATTTCTATGCACTTCGGGACCGAATTGAATCACAAGTAGAAGCACAGAACCTCAAAGATTCCAACATGGGACGCTACATGAAAAGCGTTTCTCCCACTTACTTTGGTCAGGCGTTAGGTGGTTTGATTGATCTCTACAACTCCGCTGGTGAGCTGGGAAGCAACCTTCTTCAATGGGGGGATCTGCTTGTAAGGGAGCCACACAAAGCCTTGCTTGAGGTTCCTGCGGAACAGATCAACCAGCATATCAATTATTTTACTGGCGGGCTGACAACTCCATATCTTGCTGAAGAAATAGACCTTCCTGAAATCGGGATCTTGCAACCAGACGCACTTCTTAATCAGGAGTTCCCGCGGCTTCCTACCGCCGATCCTCCACAGGGTATTGATGAAATGCTGGTTCGTGGCGGGGCACACATGGCAGGCGGGTACATGATGGCCGCTCGGATGTTGGGGCCGAAGCTAGCACAGAATGAAATGGTTGTTGCGGGCCTTGCAGGGTTTCTAGGATTTTCCGGCAAAGACCCAAATATGGGGAATGCGATTGAAGATTTGTTTGAAGCACACCCCGGATTATCTGATGCGTTTGGGAAGGTTCTGCTTGCGACAGATGAGGACGCGCCGGAGCTGGTGAACAGGCTCTATCATGCCGCACATGAGATCGGTATGACCAAGGTGACTGCGGAGATATTTGCACGCGGAGCATCAAAGTGGCGTGATATGGTCAAGAACCTAGAAGAGAAGGCAGAAGCGCACACCGCAGGCGGTCCCGCTGTTACCCCGGACGATGCCCCACAGATGTTTGAATTGGGTAAAAAACCGGGAAGAACCAAGGCTGAACCACCCTTTACAGTTAAAGACCAAAAAGAATGGCGTGACTACGTTGAGAGCATGCGTGACACCATTCGGGTTGACCCAGAAACAAACGAAATCGACTTTGAATTTGACGTAAGAGGGACTTCAGAAAGCGCCAAAAGAGAGACGTTACGGACGGCTGGTGGACGGTTCTTCAACTTCCGTAATCTTGATGCAGAAGCAGATGTTCAGAATCTCATTAACAAAGTCTCCCTTGCTCTTGCTGAGGTTGAGCCAAAGCTTGAAAAGCCTCGCCGCCAATCAGTTACACGGCGTCAAGCAGAGCGTAAAGTTGAAGCTGGGATGGATCTTGATGACATCATCGGGATCGGGAAAAAGGTAGATGAGCAATCTGCAAACGCAGAAGCACTAAGAATCATTTCCTTAAACCACGCTAAGTTTCTTGAAGATTTAATCAATCTTCCTTCAACCCCTGAAACTGATCTTGAAATCCTAAACCATCTTGAGCTAGCAGGATTTTTCCAATTTAAACTTAAACAAGCGGCGGCCGCCTTTGGTCGCGGTTTAGGTCAATGGAAAATGAAAGTAGAGGTCGGCGGTGTAGATCCTAGTTTATTGCGATCCATTGCTCAGGCCTACGGGGATCGGAACACAGGCCACAATGTCAGAATGGCATTGAAGATGGCTAAGAAGGCTGAGGTCAAGAATCCGGGCTTCTACCAGAAGTTCATGAAGAATCTGGGCTATCGGGCTTATAACAAGCTCATGATAAACACGGAGCATCTTCTGAATGAGTATGTGTCCGGGTTAATGTCCAACCCGAAGACGGTTGTTAGAAACCTTTTAGGTGGTGAGATGAAACTTGCCATGGCTCTTGTAGAACGCCAGCTTGCAGGCTTCTTGAAAGATTCTGGGATTTCTCCACAGGAAGCGGCCAAAGGGTTAATGGGTATGTGGTACGGGAAAATGTACGCCATGAAGTCTGCGGCACTTTCTTTTGTTACAGACGCGCCTGTTCTTCCCGGTCCTTATAGAAACGAATTACATCATCCTACCTCCGGGCATTTCTTGTGGTCTGATGACCCCGGTGTGGCCCCTGTTATTGGCAGGATGCTAGCACGGGTAAGCCGCGGCGGTACTCGGTTGCAAATGTCATCCGATGAGCTGATCCGATCTCAGGCTTTATTCTTTGAGCGTTTTGCGCTTGCAGACCGCTATGCCCGGAAAGCGGCAACGATGGGGAATATAGATTATGACACGGCTTATAATCATATCCTGACCCGGAACATTGACTCTCCGATCAATTTTATGTACCGGGAAATTGATGGATTGGAACAGAAGTTTGTTCAGGAATCAGTCTTTGCCCGTCCAACGGGATCGGCAGAATCATGGTTCAAGACGCCTTTTAAGAAGGCCTCTACGGGCGCGACAAGAGAAGGTGAAGAAGGCGAGCGCTACGATGTGTTTCAGCTCATGAATAAGATGAGAGACGCATTCCCACCACTCAGAATCTTTCTCCCGTTCTTTTCCACGCCTGTCAATCTGACACGGGATTCCATGTCACACGTCCCGGTACTCGGCAGGGTTGTTAAGGAACACCACAGCGATCTATCCGGCCTTAACGGAGCCGAAGCACAGTCTCTAGCCAAAGCAAAAACGTGGGTAGGATCATCCATTATGATCTATTCTGCGATCCGCACATGGCAAGGCGGCATGACCACTTGGATGCCACCTCGGACAGCTCCCAACAAACCGATTGAACAGCGCGATAAAAGGTCTGTCGAAACAGATGTTCTCCGTGAATCCGGTTTTCAGACACATGCTTTTGTCACCGAAGATGGATACCGAAGTTACGCAGGCCTAGATCCTCTGTCTCTGATTGTTCAGATGGGCTCAGATGCTTCGCATTTTTGTGAGCTATTGATGAACGTCGGCCCTGAGTTCTTTAAGGGAGAGACGGAATATAACGACGCAATAGAGAGCCTTCGTGAGTTATTCGGACACGTCGGAATGATGTGGGGCGGCTTTGCAGATGAGCGGATGATGCTTCGCGGCATCTCCCAGCTTCAGAGTCTTGCCAAGAGCGATCCGCGTCAGAGAGGTTCTGCATTTGAAGGATTAATGAAATCCGTCAATCCATTAGATTCTACGCTTTCGTCATTTCGTGCGGCTGTCGCAAGAGGTGAAGATCCTTATGTAAGGAATACCGTTGATCCGTCTTTGGTCAAGAACTATCTCAAGCGCTGGAAAGCTCGGAATCCGTGGTTTACGGATCTGCTTGGGGTTGGGCCTGATGGCGATCTGCCTTATGGCGGTGGTGGTAGCACTCAGCTTAATCCTCGCATCAACTATGACGGCGTACCTCAGCTCAGGTACACGATTAAGAACGGTATGTTCAGCCCTAAAGCGCGGAGGTTCTTCGATTCGATGCTAAATCCTATGCCGGAAACGCATAGAGATAAGAGCATTATCACGCAAACCGTTCAGAAGCTTGGTGGCGTTGGTGTTTCTCCCCCGTCTCATTGGAGATACAAGACGGTCAAGATAGAAACAGGCGAGTCCTTTAGAATCGACCTTACAGATCGTCAGCAATATTTATGGGGCCAAAAGTTCGCGAACACTCTTTATGACATGGGTGTTCATAAGCGGGTTGAGTCTGCGGAGTTCAGGGACATGGAACCCGGGACACAGACCATTGAGTTAAATGAGCTTCTGTCCACAGCAAAAGAGGTTGCATGGACTGACCTTGTTTACAACGATCCTGCGGGCTCAGAAATCAAACAAAAAATTACTGATGCTCAGATCGCAAGGGCTAAAGCGCCTTTAAGTAAAAAGGTCATTGATCCTAAGTACATCCCGCCTGAAGAGAAAAAAAGGCAACAACAAGAATTAGGTGAATTTATACAACAATAAGAAATGGCATTCTCATCCATATCATTTACAGCAAATTCCGGCGCAAACAGCGGTAAGGACTACGCATATTCGTTTGGTGCAATTGCTCATGACACCGACAATATCAAAGTCTTGATTGGTGGTACGACTTTAACTTCGTCTCAGTATTCCGTTGTTCAAGGAACAGTCACCTTAAATTCTGCTCCGGGTGCAGGGTCAGCCCCTTTTAACACGGCGTTAGGCGCTTCTAATGTTCTAAAGATTTATAGGCAAACCAACCGAACCACGGCTGAGGTTGTCTTTTCTGCGAACTCGGTTATTCAAGATGAGGATCTAAATACCGCCACCGACCAAGGACGTTTTCTTGCCTTGGAAGCGGTGGACCGTGCCAATGAATCTATTGCCATCGATGACACAGACGCCTCACGGTACAACGTACAGATCGACGGTGCTAGCAAGCGGATCTTTGGTGTAGCAACGCCTACCAATGCTCTTGATGCAGTCAATAAGGCATACAGCGATACAAACGTCACACTAACTGAAGGCTACAAAAACAACGCAGACACCTACAGAAATGATGCGTTAGATTCAAAAGATACTGCCGTTGATTATGCGACTAGAACAGGCGCAGTTGTAAGAGTCTTTGATGGAGCATCAGGCAATAGCTCTGACTCTTCACCAGCCGATCAATCAGGAGTTTATTCTGCCAAAGAACATGCTATTGGGGATCTTACAGCAAGTGGTGGATCAGCAAAAGCTTGGGCTATTGACAGTTCCAGCCCTGACGGTAGTAGCGAAAAATCATCAAAAACTCTAGCCGCGGAAGCCGCCCTTTCAGCTTCCAACGCTTCTGGTTCTGCATCTGCGGCCGCAACATCGGCTTCCGAAGCTGATGCCGCATCTCTTACAAACTCAATTGTGTTTTCAATTGCACTCGGTTGACCTATGGCTAAATTCGTAAATCTCACAAAAAATGGTGTCGGAACAGACGCTATCATTAGCGGAACCAGCTCTGCCGCTTCACTTGGTTCGTTAAGCTCCCTGACAAGTAACAAAGGTCATGTTGTTATCGGACTTAATGTCTGTAATACCCACGCCACAGCTAGCGTTACGGTTGATGTTGCTTTAGTCAACGCGACAGGATCACCTCACACTTTAGCGGCCTATATCGCTAAGAATGTAGTGATTGAAGCTGGTGGGAATGTCGAACTTGTTGACGGCAAAATCGTTATTGATGCAGACACACAGCAACTCAGAGCATTTAAGTCTGGGACCGGGACCGCAGACATCATTGCAGGAATTTTGGAGAACGCATGAAAAGACAAGGAACAGGTTCGTTTAATGATGGTCGCACTATCTCTGCAAAAGGAGATGCTAGCGGCGTCACAGGGCATGTTAATTCAAATCTCACAGGTGTTTTAAGAAACCCTAAGAATATAAAGGGGACTGTCACGATTTCGGCAGATGAAAACGTAGTTATGGCAGGGCCAATCCAAATTGATGGTAGCTTAGTTGTGGAAGGCACTCTGGTGATCGTATGACAGGATTATATGTTGATAGCATTAAAGATGCTTCAAATACTAAAACACTAGCCACGTTGTCATCTAGTGCGGTTACTTTAGATTCATCAGTAACTGCACAAGCAGGATCAGGGTTTTTAAATAAAATAGTTAATTCTAGTTCATCATCAGCAGTAAGTTTAGTGGCATTTGATAATACAAAGATTACTACGAGTCATAAATATTATATGGTAGTGATTAATTATATTAGACCGACTACTAATGCAAAGAATTTATATCTGGGAATGTCAGATGATAATGGTTCTAGTTTTATAAGTGCTTTTTATGGGAGTACAGAATACTACCAATTAAACGCATCATCAGTTAATAATGGTTTAGAAGCATTTCAAAATACAGCGTATCATCAAGTTTTTACAAGTGCAGGTAATTTAGCCAATTCTGGGCAAGCAGGAGTTATTCATTTATATGCCACACAAAATACTAATACAATACACGTTAAGACTGTTGCTGAATGTGTTGGGAAACATTCTTCTGACCTTTATATGTTTAAATCCCAATCAACGAATGAAAAAACTGAAACAGACACTATAAATTATATTAAGTTATATTATGAAAGTAGTGATACAGTTGCAGAACACGATGTCACATTATACGGAGTAAGTTAATGGACACAAAAATGGTGAATGGTGTCGTTGTTAAAATGACTCCAGAAGATATAAAAATTCGTGAATCTGAAAAAGCTAGAGATGAAAAAGAAGCAGAAGAATACGCAAAAGTTAAATACAAAGATGACCGCAAAATGGTTTACCCTGAGATCGGAGATCAATTAGATGACCTTTTTAAACAAGGAGCTTTTTCTAAAGAAATGTCTGACAAGTTACAGAAAGTAAAAACGGATTATCCTAAACCAGAATAAAGCATCATGAGTTCTGAAATAAAAAGTACAACAGTACAGACTAATTCATTAAAAGATAAAACAGGAACTCGTACTTTAGCGTCTGATTCTGGGAGTGCTTGGAGTTGGGGAAGTTCTGTACCAAAAGGGTCAGTAATTGAGCAGTTTATTTCACCTTGCGATGGTAGTTCTATAACTGTTCAAAGTGGTACTTATACTGTTCAAACAGTTAGTACGGTTCAAGATTTAGACCAACCCTCCTACAGTGATGTGTTAGGTTCAGTTATTGATTATACCCCACCCACAGGGACACAAACAGTTTTGTACAATTATAATTTCTTATATTCTTTAGAAAATACTCACAATATAGCTCATTTTAGGCTTTATTTAGATAATGATTCTGGGACAGCAACTGAAGTTACAAATTTTAGAACTTCACTAGGAGCAGATGGATGGCTAGAAGGTAGATATTCTATTAATTGGGCTTTTCATATTGGTGGTTCTGACAATGATGCTACTGGTAGAAGAGATACTTGGACTTCTGCAAGAACTATAAAATTACAAGCTAGAGAATATCACAGTGGTAATCAGTCTAAATTAAACCAAACTTATTATTGGGATGGTGGTGCTGGCTCTCAATTTTCCCAACCAGTAATCGGAATAACAGCATTAGCATAAAAACTAAACCAGAATAAATCATGCCTAGCGTAATACAAGCCGACTTATTAAAAGATGCTTCAGCGACTAAG